TATGAATTAAGAAGTACATTTATATACGATTACAATAATACTGGATATTATTGGAATGGTGATGGTTATTCTCAATTTAGTAGTGGTGAATTCAATGACTATTGTAGAATAAGAAGAATTGATTTCGTAGGAGTTGGTGGTGATTCTGGCGTATATGGAATACCTGCCTATAATATCTTCCAAGAAGGTGGTGGATGGGGTTATCCTTATCCAGATTTAAGAATAGCATATCATACTGGTATCAAATTAGGTGCCAATGGTCCTTCATATGAGGGTGTTAGATTATATTCTGATTATGATATGAGTGGTCTTTTAATTCAATTGAATGGAGGTTCAAATTATTCGTTCTGGTACACTTGGCAAAACTTAACAGGACATCATGGAATATATTCTGGAATTAACTCAGCGCATTTTTATCCAAACAATATCACATATGGTGCGTGGAGAATGGATGGTCAACGAAATGGATGGTATGGGCATGTAATTGATTCAACTGGATTACCTCACTATATGTGGGAAAGTGGTAATGGTGGTATATATTTACAAAACTTTGGAAGATGGGTATTGTATCATTCAAACGGAAATAACTGTACTGGACTTGGGACATCATCTACATCAAGTGCATATAGAATATATGTTGGTGGTGCTATTTACGCCGAAGGAAACATAGTAGGTTTTTCTGATAGACGTAAAAAAGAAAATATCGAAACTGTAGAAAATGCGTTAGATATATTGGATAAACTTAGAGGAGTTTACTATACGGTAATTAGTGATAAATCGCAAAAAAGAAATGTTGGTGTAATCGCACAAGAAGTTGAAGAATTTCTTCCTGAGGTTGTAACATATGCGGCTGATGTTGATGAATATGGTGTTGATTATGGTAAATTTGCTGGTGTATTCATTGAAGCTATCAAAGAACAACAAACTATTATTAAAAACCAGTCTAACGAAATAGATTTACTAAAAGAAGAATTACAAAAAATTAAAGATTTTATATTTAATATTAATAAAGCATAAATTATGGCACTTTTAAAAGATTACGAATTACCAGGAACTGGATTGGTTATACCAAACGCATATCATGTTGTAACAAATGTGAGGATTGAAAAAAGAATGGCAGATATAAAACCACCCGTAGATAATTCTAGACCAGATGGATTGACACCAATGGATAGAAGTGCTGGTACGGAAGTTTATTGGAAGTCTGGATATACTGCAGAAGTAGCAGTAACCATTTGGAAAGATAAAGCAGCTAGAGATGCCGAAGCAAAACCAATTGGATTTATAGGTACTAATCCATCTGATAATAAATATGGAGTATCTATTGGTACGGAGGGCATGGACCACAAATGTGTATTCATATTAGAAGTTCCATCAGAACTAGACCATATGGCACAGGCATATAGACACTTACTAACAACTGACTATTATAGTGGTTCGTTACAAGTTTAAAAAATAAAATACATATATTTATACAATATAAACACAATTATTATGGGATATACATACGAATGGAAATTAATAGGACTTAAAAAGCAAAATGCAGAATTTCTAAATGATGCTATTGTTGGAACTAATTGGAAAGTAACAGCAACAGACGAAGATGGTAATGTTGGTTCATTTACTGGTGCAACTCCTTTTAAAATTTCACAAATAAACACAGCTAGTTTTACTGAATATTCACAATTGACAGAAGAGCAAGTACTTGGATGGATAAAAGATTATGTAAGTGGTTCAGGCCAAACCAATTATATGGGGCATATAAATGAAATGATTACAAAAGAAATCAATGCTAATAAGTGGGTTAGTTTACAAGTTTCTGAAGAAGATTTACCTTGGTCTCCTACATCTGGAAGTAGAGTAGCACCAGAAGTAACGGCACCAGCGCCTGTTTAGTAGAAATTATAAGAAAAAATGTTAAATATCCAAAATGCAGATTTATAAACAAATTTGTGTTTTGGATATTTTCTTTATATTTATATAAGTAATTAATTGGATTATCTTAATTACAAACTTAAAATACAAATTCGAGAAATAAAATGGCAGAAAGAATCGTATCACCCGGCGTATTTACAAGAGAAAATGACCTTTCCTTCCTAGCGCAAGGAGTAGGTGAAATTGGAGCAGCATTCATAGGACCTTTTAAGCAAGGACCTGCATTTGTTCCAACAATTGTTAGAACGCAATCAGAATTCGAAGATATCTTCGGAACTCCTGATGGAACTTATTATACTGAATATGCAGTACAAAACTATTTAAGAGAAGCTGGAAGTGCTACCATCGTAAGAGTTGGTGGTATTGGTGGTTATACACAAGTTAAACCTCTTGGTATATTTGCATCTGGTGGTTTGGTTGGACAAAAACTTATTGGAGTTTTATATTCAACTGAAGCTGGTGATGAAGCGGTTGGATTTGATAACCCAACAGTAAGTGCACAAGGAAAAGGATTTGCATCTGGTTCATTTGTAGTAACTAGTACATTTGGATCTGTATCGGCTTCTATTTTAGAAACTGCTACTAACGATGTGGTAGATACATTTGGTACATCTCCATTCGGAGCTAAATCAGCATACACTTACGCTTATTTCAAAAACATAGCAACTACTAATTACACTAACGCCGATTTGGGAACAGGTGTAGTAGTGGATGATTTACCAAACCAAGTATATGGTGATATCAGTAATGCAGAAACTCCATATGTTGTATCTCAAAAAGATAACAACAATGTAAGATACGATTTATTTAAGTTTGTAACTTTAGGACATGGTACTCCATATAATACTAAATTCAAAATTGGTATTTCTAATGTTAAAGCAGCTGGTGAAGATGGAGCAACTGATTATTCAACTTTTACTGTAACTGTAAGAGGTTATTCTGATACTGATAAGAGAAAGAGTGTAATTGAAACATTTAACAATGTAAACTTAGACCCTGCTTCTCCTAACTATATAGCTAGAAGAATAGGTGATAGATGGAATACGATTGAATCTAATGGTAAGATAACTGAAAATGGTGATTACTCAAACAAATCAAAATATGTAAGAGTAGTTGTAGCTGAAGCGGGTTCATTCCCAATTTCATCAGCACCATTTGGACACGCACCATATACTAATCCAATAGCAACTCTTGCTGGTGATGTAACTAAAGTACCTGCGGTAGTTTATCAAACTAACTCAATTGGTAATACATCATCATCTCCAATATATTTTAGTGGATTTGATTTTGAAACAACTGGTGTTTCTGATGATAATAAACAATACTTAAAACCAATTCCTGATGGGGCAGTTAATCAAACTGGTTCAAACGTAGTATTCGCATTTGATTCTCAATTAAGTTATCAAATGACAGGTTCTGCATCAACTGATATGGTTAAAAGACAATTTGTATTAGGATTCCAAAGTGGATTTGATGGTAATGCACCAACTGTAAAAATTAATTTAGGTACTCAAATAACTGGACAAAATACGCAAGGATTTAACTGTTCAAATAACTCAACTAATGGTTCAATTGCATATACAAAAGCAATTAACGCTGTATCAAATGCAGATGAATATGATATTAACTTAGTTGTAACTCCTGGTATCATTCGTTCTTTACACCCATCTATTACTACAAAAGTAATTGATATGGTTGAAGATAGACAAGATTGTTTCTATATCGCTGATTTTGTGGCAGCAACTGCAACAATTACTGAAGCAACTGAAGAAGCAAATTCGGTAGATTCTAACTACGTTGGAACTTACTACCCTTGGGTTAAGACAGTTGATACTAATAGTAACAAATTAATGAGTGTACCTCCATCAGTATTGATGCCGGCTGTATTCGCTGCAAACGATAGATTAGCAGCTGAATGGTTCGCACCTGCTGGTTTGAATAGAGGTGGTATTAGTGGAGCAGTTTCAGTATTGAATAGATTAACACATTCTGAAAGAGATACTCTATATGAGAACAAAGTAAACCCAATCGCAGCATTCCCTGGACAAGGTATTGTAGCATTCGGACAGAAGACATTGCAAGATAAGGCATCAGCTTTAGATAGAATCAATGTTAGAAGATTACTTATTACTCTTAAGAAGTTTATAGCATCTACATCTCGTTTCTTAGTGTTCGAACAAAACACAGCAACAACTAGAGCAAGATTCTTAAACACTGTGAACCCTTATTTAGAGGCAGTTCAACAAAGACAAGGTTTATACGCATTTAGAGTTGTAATGGATGAATCAAACAATACACCTGATGTAATTGATAGAAACATATTAGCAGGACAAATTTTCTTACAACCGGCTAAGACAGCGGAATTTATCGTAATAGATTTCAACATCTTACCAACTGGAGCAAGTTTTAACGCATAATACGAAAATCAATAAAGTAGATATTTATTAATACAAATAAAAGGAATAAAAAATGGCAGAAATATTAGAGTTTGATAAGATGTTCTATACGAACTTCGAACCGAAGATGAAAAATAGATATGTGATGGAGATAGACAATATCCCTTCATATCTTGTAAAGGCAGCAAATAGACCTACAATTCAATTTGAAACCGTAACTTTAGACCATATCAACGTAAAGAGAAAGTTGAAAGGTAAAGGTGAGTGGCAAGATATCACTATCACACTTTATGACCCAATTGTTCCTTCTGGAGCACAAGCGGTAATGGAGTGGATTCGTTTAGGACATGAATCAATCACTGGTAGAGATGGATACGCTGATTTCTATAAGAAAGATGTTGATTTCTATCTATTAGGACCAGTTGGTGATAAGATTGAACAATGGAAGTTGAAAGGAGCATTTATCTCTCAAGCAAACTTTGGAGATTTAGCATTCGATTCTAACGAACCAGTAACAATCGAATTAACACTATCTTATGATTACGCAATCTTAGAATTCTAATCTAAAAATAATAAAAAAAAGGGGATATCAAAAATATCCCCTTTTTTGTGCTTTCTAATTTTTTAATTTCTATGTATTTATATATACAAACAAAATAAACATCGTTATGGCAGAAATGACAAATACAACTAAGGTGCAAATGCAAACCGCACCAAAACAAAATGATTTCCCAACGGAAACCATTGAATTACCATCTCAAGGATTAGTATATCCTGAAGGACATCCTTTAAGAAAGGGTACTATTGAAATCAAATATATGACAGCAAGAGAAGAAGATATTCTTGCATCACAAAACCTTATCAAAAAAGGTATTGTTTTGGATAAATTATTTGAATCAGTTGTGGTTGAGCCAGGTGTAAATCCAAATGATATTTACATTGGTGATAAGAACGCTATCCTTTTGGCAACTCGTATTTTAGGATATGGTGCTGATTATGAAATAGAAATGACTGACCCTTTTAGTTTAGAAAAGCAAGCTGTTACTATTGATTTAGGTAAAGTACAAACAAAGGATATTGATATTGAAGTATTGAATTCGGAAAACACTTATAAATTTACATTACCTTCAAATGGTAAAGAAATTGAATTTAAATTACTTACACATGGTGATGAGCAAGAAATAACAAAAGAAACTCAAGCTTTAGAAAAGTTAAATAAAAACGCATCTACTCAATTTGATGTAACAACTAGATTAAAATATATGATTAAATCCGTTGATGGTAATACTGATAGGGGATTTATCAATAGATGGGTAATTAACTCATTTTTAGCAAAAGATACTAAGGCGTTTAGAAAGTATGTTAAGGAAATTAGTCCCGATTTGGATTTAACATTCCAATTTACATCACAAATAACTGGTGAATCGGAGGCGCTGGATATACCCTTCGGGATTAACTTTTTTTACCCTACCGCTTGATTATAGGATACAATTACATTCGCAAATTTGGGAAATGGTACAATTCAGTAATGGATTTACTTGGTCTGAAGTTTACCATATGCCTGTATATTTAAGAAGGTTTTATTTCAATAAATTAGTTGAAATGAAGAAAAAAGAAGCTGATGAGATGAAAAAAGCTCAAAGTAAATCGAAAGTGAGGATGCGTTAATCCTCACTTTTTTATTATCCAATATTTATACAATATAAACAATAACCATGGCAAAAAAATTAAATGAAGGACTTGTGGATAAGTTTATAGATAGCTTTTTTGATTCATATAAAAAAGGATTAGACCAGCAATTTATAAATAAAACAAAAGAAAGAAACCCAGAAGTAGCAAAATCTCTTGATAATGTTAGCAAAATGCTTGATAATGTTTTTAATCAGGTTGAAAAAGCTAGCAAAACTAAATAATTTAAATGGCAGATAGTGTTAAATTATTAGATGCTCAAGTAAAAGCAACGGAACGTTTAAATGAATTACAAAATCAATTAAACAAATCAACTGGTGCGCAAGCAAAAGAGATTCAAAATAATATTGATAAGATAACTCAATTTATTGGTAAAGTTGATAAAGTAAAAACGGATATTTCCAAAGCATCAACAGAATTTAGCGATCTCGCATCGCAAATAACTATTTCAAATAGAGCATCAGATGCGTTAGGAAAAGGATTCACTTCAATCAGTAAGCAAGTAACTGGATTGAGTAAAATTCAATTTGATATAACAGATGGTGGAAAGGGGATAGATGCAGCAAACGCATTATCTTCGGCTGCAGTAAATATAGCAAGGTCACAACAAAATATGTTAGCAGCTGCTGATGGTACTCCTGAAGAATTAGCAGAAGCTACCAAAGAATATGAATATCAAGTTAGCTTTTTACAATTAATAAATGAAGAATATGATGATGTATTAAAAAGTAATAAGCAATTGGGTGCTTGGGCAAATCAATATAAAGATACATTAAAATTAACAACTTTAGAATTACAAAAAACAATAGGTCTAACTGAAGATGAATTAGCTGCATATAAAGACTTAACTGCCGAGGCTGATAGAATGGCGGCTAGATTTAAAGGTATAGCTGCAATGATTACAACGACTCTAAAAAAACCTATGATTCTTCTTGGTCTTGGAATAACAGCAGTTGGGCAAGGTATAAGTAAATGGGGAGATAGTGTTAGAAGTTTTGGAGGCTATGTAGATTCGGCACAAATATCATCATTTGCATTAGGTGCTGTATTTAAAGATGCTGAAGAAGTAACAAAGGGATTATCAAAAGAATTTGGAGGATTAAAGGATGTAACATTTGCCACACAATTGAACACCAACTTAATGGCAACTAATATGGGTATTAGTGGTGCTGAAGCTGCTAATGTAGTTGGTAACTTTGCAAGAATGAACGATGGTTCTGCTTCAACTGCTATGGATATGGCAGCAACTACAAAAGCAATGGGTAAGGCTGCTGGTGTTCCAATTGATTCTTTAATGAAGGATGTAGCTGGTTCATCAAAGGCATTTGCCGAATATGGTAAAGATGGTGGGTTAAATATAGCTAAAGCAGCAGTAGCAGCAGCTAAGTTAGGTGTTGGTATGGATTCATTAACCAAAGTAACTGATTCACTTTTAGATTTTGAAACATCTATTAATGGCGAATTGGAATTGGGAGCAATGCTTGGTAAACAACTTAACTTAGATAGAGCAAGAGGGTTAGCATATGAAGGAAATATTGGTGGAGCTGTAAAAGAAACATTACAACAATTGGGTGGTATAGAAGCATTCAATAAAATGGATATTTTCCAAAAGAGAAAAGCAGCAGAATTATTAGGATTATCAGTTGATGAATTCCAAAAAATGGCGGCCAATTCTGATAAATTAAATGATGATGGTACTGTTCAACTTTCTAAGTTTGAAAGTATGAAAGAAACATTGACAGCTCTCGCAACAGGCCCTATGGGTAGTATAGTTAAGGGATTAGGAACTGGTGTGATGATGGCTGGTCAATTGGGTGGTTCTTTTGCACAAATGGGAATGGATGTAAAAGGTATGGCTTCCAAAATTCCAATAATTGGTAAACTATTTAAAGGTGGAGGAGCTCCAGGTGCAGCACCAGCCGCAGGAGCAACACCAGGTGCAGCAGCAACACCAGCTGGCGGTGGAGCTGACCAAGCAAATAAATTTGGAAAAATAAAATCAGGTGATTTAATTAAGGGTGCAGCTGCATTATTAATATTAGCTGCAGCACTTTATGTATCTGCTAAAGCATTCCAACAGTTTGCAACGGTTAAGTGGGAAGATGTTGGTAAAGGATTAGTTGGATTGGTTGGATTGGCCGGTATTGCATACATATTATCAAAAGCAAGTGGTTCTATGATACAAGGAGCAATAGCAATAGCAATATTGGGAGCAGCATTGATACCATTTGCATTTGCTATGAGTTTAATTCAGGGATTAAGTATAGATTCTGTATTAGCCGCAGCAGCTGGGTTGGTTTTATTTGGCGCAGCTGCAGCCGGACTTGGTTTAATACTACCATTTGTATTAGCTGGCGCATTGGGCATAGCTGTTTTAGGAGCAGCTTTAATAGTTTTTGGAACTGGTATGAATTTAATAGGTAGTGGATTTGGCGCAATATCCTCATCACTACCTGCTATAATGGAACAAATATCAGCAGTATCTCAAATAGATTATATGCCAATATTAGGATTAGCTGGAGCATTAACTGTATTGGCATTTGCATTAGCAGCTGTTGCTGTTAGTGGGTTACTTGCACTTCCTGTTTTGATGGCATTGGGTGGATTATCTAGCTTATTTGGAGGTGGTGGTGAAGGTGGTGGTGAAGGTAAGACTGATAGTACGGCTCAATTGATTGAAGAAATAAAAGGTTTAAGAGCAGATTTAAATGCTGGTAAAATATCCGTTAATATGGACGGACAAAAAGTTACATCAAAAGTATCAGCAATAGTTGATAAGAGTAGTTCAAATTCATATGGTAAAAGATAACGATGGGTAAGACAATAGAAGAATTATTTAAGACCAAAGTATTATCCGATGGTAAAACGGCTGAGCAGAAATATGATATCCGCAATAGTAAGGATTTGCCTATAAGTGCGAACACTACGGTATTATTACAACCATCTTTTAACGCAGCAACTGCAATTAGACGAAAAATATCAACAACCAAAGGTGAGAGTAGATTAGAACAAGAAACAACTGGATTAAGAATATTAAATAAATTATCAGCACCTTTAATATATGGTACTGATATATTTAAATTTCAAAAGAAATCAACTAGACTTGTTGAAATAATGAAGGATGGTGTAAATTCCAATAACCCACAAGATGCTGGTATTGTTGGTAACTTCCTTAAAAAAGCTGAAGATTTTGGATTAAGAGTTGCTGGTAAGTTGGGTATAGCTTTTCCTGAATCAACTATACCAACAAAGATTTCATTAAACGCAGATTTCAAAGCAGGTAAAGAGCCTGATACGATGATTACTCTTGCTAAAATTAAAGGAGATTCTAAAGGTAATTTGATTGGACAAGTTTTAAAGAATAGTGCAAGAGGAACTCCTAAACAAATTGGCAACCAATTGTTAGGGGCTGGTATAAATTTACTTAAAGGTGAAATAAAGAAAAAATTATTTGGAGCACCAAAGCAAGGTGCACAAAATCTTGCTAAAAAAGGTGAAAACGAAGTTCAATATGATAGTTCTGCTAAATACTCTGACACAGTTAATCCAACCGATGAAGATGTATATAAAAGAAATGACTTATCAAGTATTCAGTTTGAAAGATTAACTGGTAAAAAGCAAGCGCAAGCAAATGCAATAAACAAATTTTTAGAAGATAGTAAATCAAAAATAAATTTAAAATCTTTACCAGCACCAACTCCAAATTTAGGAGGAAAATTAAATTTAGATACATCTAGATTTAACATAGGTGGTAAGATTTCTTCTATAAAGGATTCTGTAACAAGTAAACTATCTTCGGCTAGAAAAGAAGGACAAACTCTAATAGCTAATAGTAAATTAAAAATTGGAGATATAAATCCAGCCGTTCCAGCCGAACAACCAGCACCTCCAATTAACTATTCATCAACCATAGATGCTAAATCGGATGATATTAAATTAAGAAATGATTTATCATCCAAACTTGATGCATTGAATGGAGCTAATGATGAGGCTAAATCTAACGGAGCAACGGTAACACCACCAGGAGCACCAGAAGCACCAGTAGATGCATCTGCATTAAGTAATAAATTATTGGTTAAGAGTCCGTTTGCAACTACAAAAGAAACTTTAGATTCTACAACAAAAGATGCAACTGCTAAATTATCAGAAGGTAGAAAAGAAGGGCAGCAAAATTTAGCTGCAAAAGATGAAAGGGCAATAGCGGCTGGGATTGAATCTAAGCATGATGGTACAACAAAATATTCGGATACTGTTGATGAAACTCAAGATGATGTTAAATTAAGAAATGATTTATCATCTAAATTGGATGCATTAAATGCAGCACTTGCAACTTTGGATACAAGTGGAACATCAGCTGAAAGACCGGGAGTTACTATTAGTACTTATTCATCATTAAAAGATGGGCAAACTCCTAAAGTAACTTTGAAAACAAAATATGGTATTGATAGTAGGGATAAATTGGATATTGTTAATGAAAAAACTCAATACGATGGTAGTGAATTAAAAATAGGACCTGATACATTAGATGATTATGATTTTATAACTTTAAAATTTACATCAATTGCAAAAAAACAATCAGTAAATTTTAGAGCAACTTTATCTGGTATTACTGAAACTACAACACCAAGTTGGGATTCGGCTAAATTTATTGGTTCACCATTTCCATATTGGACTTATACTGGTATAGAAAGAAGTGTATCTTTTAATTTTAAAGTATATTCAACTACGCCATTACAACATATAGCAGCTTGGCAAAGATTAAACTTTTTAACATCACTTGCATATCCACAAGGATATAATAAAGGTATAGCTGTGTTGGCACCATTCCTTAAAATAACAATTGGTAATTTATATAAAAATAAAGAATGTTATATTTCAAGTTTATCATACACAGTTGATGATACTGGTACTTGGGAAGTTGGGCCTACTGCTGGTATGGGAATTGCTGATAATCAATCATTTAAACTAAATGGCGAAACTACATCATTGGATAATTATAAATTACCAAAAATAATAGATGTTAGTGTAACATTGAACTTGGTGGAATCGAAATCAAGTACAAAGGATGGTTATTTATATGGATTTGATAAATTACCAAGAGTGGCAGGAAAAACTTCAGAAAATACAGCAAAACCTTTAGAAAATACATCAACTCAATCAGAAGCTGCAACTGATGCTAATAGTAAAACAAGTACTGAACAATCAACTCCAATACTTAACACAACCGCTACAAAGGCGGATACCGTATCAGCAACAGCTGCTGTTAATAATCCTGGTCAAGCAACTACACCTACAAAAACAGGTGCTGGTATGGAAAATGCGGCGCCACCAAAAGTAGACCCACCACCAACATATAGAATAGAAGTAAAAACAGACCCGGCTACCGATGGATATATTGGTAATGTGTATGCAAACGGAAAATTAATATACAATAGTAATGGATTACCATATATGCCAGGGTACTTTACATATGGTGAGGATGGTAAGAAATATACGGAAAAAGCTGGGGTAACAGAATTTCTTAGATATAAATCAAAAATATCTGGATGGACTGGCAATGATGGTAAGGATTACCCAGCAAGTACTAATATAACTATAAGTTAAAAATATGGAAAGTAGATATTACGAATTAGAAACTAAAAAAACTCACGATGGTAGAGAAGTATATAGACCAAAAATATATCCTAATATTCCATTGAGAGATGATGATGTGTATGTAATGACTGAAATGGGTGATAGGTTGGATACATTGGCATTTCAATATTATCAAGACCCAACACTATGGTGGATAATAGCATCAGCTAATAATATACACGATGCACCATTGGGATTTCCAGAAGAAACAGTATTAAGAATTCCATTAAACTATATAGAAATAGTAACCGATTTTATAAATAATTAAATAAAGTTTATGTCAGCATTTCCAAATTTTTCAAATATTGCAGATTACGTTCAAAAAGAACTAGCCCTTAGAAAAGGAGATACTATGAGAGTATCTAACTTAAATGCTTGGGTTAGGGTAGCATCGGGCGTAGGTGGTGGGTGTCAAATAATATCCAATCCCAACTTTTCTTTATTTGGAGGAGCAGGTTCAATATATGGTAATGATACAATGAGTGGTACAATTGGTACTACTTGGTATGGTAATTTTATTACGGCGGGTGGTGAGTTTCATGGTTATAGACCTAAACCAAATATAACTTCAATTGAAATAGATGAGGGAGCTGGAAATATTTCTAGAAAAGCAACATTTTCTATAACTTGCTATACAAGAGCTCAGTTAGATACTATGTGTAAGTATTATTTAGAGCCTGGATACACTATATTTTTAGAATGGGGATGGAATACAAATAAGGGAGTATCTCAATATACCCAAAGATTAACAGCAGATGCTGTTGGTGATAATCAATCATTTCAAGTTGTTAATAAAAAAAGAAAAGCAGCCGGCG